TTTTACTATCATATGCTCCAGCAGATGGATTAGATCCTGCAGAATATATTCCAATTTCAGATATTTCATATCTTTCTTCTGTTGGTAGTTCTGCTGTTAAAACAATTTTATCTACACCGTCTTCGTTTACAAAACCTCTAGAAGATATTGGAACACGAAACATTTCAAAATCTAAATTTGTTTTTGTTGAATAGTCGCCAATTTCATCAGCGGTATCTAGCGGGGTAGCACCACAGCCAATAGCAATATAAGAGGCATAGGCAGGAGCCTGGCCAAGTAAATACTTTGCAATAATAGATTTACCAGTATTAGTTATCATGAGGTATAGTCTCCAAGATCTGCTTCATATATTGTACCACTTACACTAATCTGTGTTTCTATTTGTTCATCAGGATTTATGTTAATAAATTCAATAATTAAGTCTCCTGTTGCATTAAGGTATACGTTGTGTCCATCAGTGCCGTTGCCAATTTCTGGAATCTTGTCTTCTAATTTAATTGAAAATCCAGCAAAGAACTTGTCTGCGGTTTGTTGTAGGCTAAGAATATTATTTGGGTTATACCTTTGCTGAATGGCTGAAAGGTTTTTGATTGGCTGATATGATATTTTTTGTCCATTAACAATGTCAGACCTTGTTATACTAATTAATTCTTGACCACCAATATTTTCAAATATTTGATCAAACATTCCATCTGTAGGAATAGATTCTTCATCAAACAATATAATATCTAAAGTTGCAGTTTTAACTGGTGGTGGTGGAGGTGCAACTGTTGTTGGTGAGGTTGGGGTTGGTGGTGTTGGGCTTACCTTAAGGCTAAATGATCCCGAACTAAAATCTGGTATATTTGATATACCTTGTGATTGATAAAAAGGTTCGTTAGATTTTTCTTCTGCTTTTCTAAAATCTCCTGGAGAGTATCCTGATTCAGATGTTGTTTCTGGTACGTATCCAGTTGCAGTACGAGTGGTTCCTGTTGGTATAGGGCCAATAAACATTCCGTTATTTGGGTTCCCCATAGTAACCCCAGTTGAACTTGCAGTTGAACTTGCTGGAGCAACAGTAACTTTTGTTCCAGAAAAAATTGTTTTTCCACCATTATATTTTGGATCAGACGTTAATGCAGGATTCATTGCAAGAATTTCTTTTGTTGTTAGTCCATTGGCTGCTGCAATCTCACTAAGAGTATCTCCACGCTTTACTGTTACTTTTACTGCTGGAGATGAAGATGCTTGAGTTGGTATTCCAGCAGCCTTTGCTGCTGCTAGTGCTCTAGTATATCCTCCATCATCATAAGCACCCACTTTATACCTCCGCTAAATAAATAGTCATATCTGGACCATCTATTTTTCTTGTATACTCAATATTATAAACTATAAATCTAGAATCAGTTGAAGTAACCAAATCTAAATTGTTAGAATCTTTATAGTTAATTGTTACTATATCTCCAAGTTGAATTGTTGGAGTTGCAAATATTTTTAAACCAATTGATTTTTTAGGAATCATAAGTTTATCTATCATCCAACCCATTAAATTTTCTGCATCATCTTGCGTCTGTATATATGGGGTATCTAAAGTAAACTCGTTATTTCCATAAATCATTCTGCTTCTTTTAATTTCATCAAACCTTTGTTTTTCAACTTGCGGAGAAACAATTTGAGAAGATCCAGTTAATACTGGGTTAGAAAAATTGCTACGTTTTTTAAAGTATTCGTCAACTGTTAACTCGTGAGTTGTGTCTTGTGTAAATGTAACGCCTTGAATTCTTAGATAGTTACCGCTTGTTTCATCAAGATTTAAGGCTGTGTCTGTAGCATTAAATATTAAAAACTCAGCACCGTATGAATCTGCATAAAAACCAGATGACACATATCCCTTAATATTGTTAAATGTTGGTGATAACTTAGCGTAAAGTGCAGGATATGCACGATCATACTTAACATCAAAATAAGCACACTCTCTCATTATTGAGCCAAACTCATCAAAATATAAATTGTATTTAGGTGGTTGTTGGGCACTAATTCCAGATAGGTAAGTTGCTTGAACCATACCGCTCATTGCATATTTTCTTAAAGATTCACTAGCACTTATTTCATTATCCCCAAAGGCAGAAGAAAGTGTTTCTCCAACTGTAAAAACGCTATTTTGAGAATAGTTCTGTGACAAAGCATAAATGTTTTCAAACATAACTCTGGATGAGCCACGAACAAATGGGGCCATGTTATTGTATATTGGAAGTGGATCTGTGTCGTCTACAACTTTAATTAATTGATTATTAATGTATAGGTAGAATCTTCTTATTTTTCCTATGTCTTGATACTCTACGGCTAAATCATATACCGTTGGATTTTCTTCACCAGCCATTCTATATTGACCAGTAAACCTACCATCATCAACTGTAATTTTTGCTAAACCGCCATAAAGTTTTACAGGAATTGCATTACTATTAGAAGCATCTTTTTTAATTTTATAAAAAACAACATTATTAATAGAAATGTTTGATTGATTATTTTTATCTAATTTTAAGTATGACTCTATATTATCTTCTGTTAATGCAGCAATTTCAAAATAATATCCATTATTAGTAGTCGGATTAAGCAACACCGCAAGACCTCCTGAGCCACCACCAATACTTACGTTTTGATCTGGCTGAACTCCAGCAACCTGATAGTATGTTGTGCTTCCATTTGGGGTTTGACTACGGCGCTCATTATTTTCAATCTTACCAATAATACGCATTCTTGTTCCAAAATGTTTATAAGAATTGTCTAATTCTTTATAGACATAAGACACTAAATCAATTGGGGTTTCGGTTGTTTCAAAAGTTGGACCATTCATTACTAATGCTGATGATTGAATTGTTCCAGTTTTAGGAGATATGGTTGAGTTAACTGGAGTCTCCGTTGTATAACTTGAAGACATAAAGTTTTTAATTGTTCCGCCTCTTGATGTTTGTTGGGCTTTAGAATTGCTAACTCCTGCTGCTCCAATTGTGGTTGCTGGTAAAGAAATATCTTCAAGCAGAGTGGTTGTAAATAAATATTGAGTTTCCATGTCACAGCCTCTAACATAAGCATTATTTGACCAATAGGTATCTATTCCAGCAGTATGACTTGTTATTGATGTTCCAAATTGAGCACGTCCATGTTCATAAACTGCACCAGCCTGTAGACGAGTAATACCATCAACTTCTTCATAAAGTGGAACTGTGTAAATTCTTACCAAACCAGTTGGGTATATCTTTCCGTTAAATGGCAAAGATCTAAAAAAGTTTTGATACTCTTGATTATTTGTAATCCAGACATTACTACTGCCCTGCCTGTAAGAAACTCTCCATGCCTGGATTGCTTCACCTTTTTGTGCTTCTGTAATTTCTCCATTTGCAACTCTCTTGTCTAAATTATCAATAACACTTGTTGGCGCTAATCTTCCAGGTAAAACAATTTCTGGTTTAGATTCATTTAAATTTATACCGTCTGATAATATTGGATACCAAATTGCAAGGGTAACATTAAACTGTGCAGCATCATATCTAATAACTTCTCCATTAGAATAAAAATATCCTTGATATCTTGTAAGCCAATAAACGTTTTCTCCAAGATCAAAAACATTGTTTACTATTTTACGATTAACAACACTTGGTGGAGATGCAGTAAGATCAGAATTTAATGGCATTGCTCCTAAAACATATTTGCCCTGTTTAGACGCAACCTCGTTAATTGTTTTAGTTGAATCCGTTCCAGATACTTCCCATAAAAGTGCTGGTTTATAAATCCAAGTTTTATCTATATCAATCATGCTTGCTTGACGAATAGAGCCATATGATCTTTGAATATACCTAGTTGTATAATTAATCTTTCCGTTATTATAAACTTTTTTATCTTCAGATGCAATTGAAAGAATGTTTGGAAGTGTTCCAGATGATAAGTTTTCAACAATACCGCTAACAGATTGATTGTTAGATCCAGATAGGGTCATGTTGGAGGCTCTATCTTCTATGTCTGGAAGCATATAGTTTTTGCTCATTACAATAAAATTGTTATACTCATCAAAAAACATTGCTGTTTGTGTAGACACTGCAAGTTGATTTAATACTTCTGCTACCGTTTGATCTGGAGCAATAAAAAAATATGGAATAATTGGA